AATCATCCTATCAGACATGTCGTCTGCAAGGGGGAAAGGTAATTAAACGACTACTAAGAATAGTAACAGCCACAGTTCTAGCCTTTGGCTGGCTACTTATAGCCCCCCAGGAAGCCCACTCTGATGACCCACTCACAGTAGCATCCCAAGAAATACAGGAACTTAACGATAGCGTAGATGACCTTGGATATCAAGATGATTTTATAGATCTTATAGAGATAGCAGAAAATAAGTTTGCCTCAGCCACAAATGCAAAGGAACTTAAAGATGATGCCTATGATGCCCACGAAGATGCAGTAGAAGCAGAAGCCACAGCCTTAGAAGCAAAGAACCTTGCTCAGTCAAATGTGGATGGGCAGACAGCCACAGTAGCCTTGGCCCTTGAACATAAAGACAATGCTCTTGAAGAAAGAAACGATGCACAGGATGCTCTCAGCATAGCCAACATAAATGTTCAAACTACACAATCAAATATGCAGAGTGCTGGAGGAACAGGTTTAGCATACACTGTTTATACTCTTGTTAGACAGGGTAATGTTGCTACCCCAGGATCTGTTATCTGTTCTGGTACCTGGAACTCAAGCAGTATGCAACTTCCAGTTTGCGGTAATAGATACGAAAACCTTATAGTTAAATTTACTGGACAGATAACAGTCCCTTCATGGTTTACACAAACCTACTTTGCAGGATATACGGATGATGGTTTTAGAATGTATGTTGACGGTCAACTTGCTGTTGATAACTGGGTAGAGCAAGGGACAACTTGGAGCGATTACTCTCCCGTATATGATGTTAGTGAAGACAAAACTTTAGATGTAGAAATATGGTGGTACAACGGAGGAGGCCCTGGATCCTACCTTCTTGGATGGGCAATTCCTGGAGGATGGACTGGAGCAGGTTGTGACTATGCTGGAAATCCAAGAGTATGGGGACAAAACTTTAGTTGTAATCTTAATACATTTTCTTCTGGCTCAGGACCAACACAGGAACAGACAGATGCTTACAATGATGCTGTTGCAGCACAGGCTATAGCACAAACAAACTATAACAATAAATTGGCAGTATACAATGACAAACTAAGCGTATACAATTCTGAGAATACAACACTGTCATCAATGAATCAGGTTTTGCAAACCAAGACACAGGAACATCTTGATGCTATTGCAGATACAGAAGATGCTTTAGACTTGAAGAATAGCAGAATAGAGATATACAATCAGTCAATAATTGATTTAAATAATGCTATTAGTGATGCATGGGAATATTATTATGAGCAATCAGAAAGAGAACTTAATGCTGCTATTGCTCAAGCAGCAGCCAATGCTGCAGCCAATCAGCCTACCCCAGAACCCACCCCAGAACCTTCTCCAGAACCAACCGAAGAGCCTACAGATGAACCAACGCCTGAACCTACCCCAGAGCCATCACCAGAGCCTACAGTAGACCCTACAGAAGAGCCAACACCAGAGCCCACACCAGAGCCTACAGTAGACCCTACAGAAGAGCCCACACCAGAGCCCACACCAGAGGTTACCCCAGATCCAGAACCAACTGAAGAGCCAGTTGTAGAACCTACTGAAGAACCTACACCAGAACCTGGGCCAGAGCCAGAACCAGAAGAGAACCCTTGGAATGAACCAGATGTAGAAATTACTGATGAGGTATTAGCAGCCCTGGTTCCTGAAAAGGGGACTGGAACAGAAGAAGATTTATCTAATGTTATTGCTAACCTTACAAGTAGTGATAACAAGTTGGTTACTCTTTCCCCTGAACAAGTAACAGCAGTTAGCCAAACACTCAGAGCCTTGACTCAAGAAGCAAAGGCTGAGGTTGCAGAAGATCTTGGAATTAAGCCTTCAGAAGTTGCACAAATTGCTGAGCAGATGAAGTCTAACCCAGCACTTGCAGAAGCATTTGTTGAGTTTACAGATAGAGAAGCAGAGGCAGGGGAGACACCAATGCCATTTACATTAGCAGATGCAGTAACAGAAGTACAAACAGAGGCATTCTTAGCAGACCCACTTGGAGCAGTATTTGAAGTGGATGTTACAGAACTATTATCTAATTTCTCTGAGTTAGGTATGGATATGACAGATGATCAGAGAGAGAAAGCACAAGAAGTAATTATCCCAGTGGTCATAGCATCACAAATTGCAGGGGCAGTTATAAGGAGGAACAAATGAAGATAATCAAAAAAGCCTTTAATCTCGTAGGTAAAATCCTAAAGGGATTAGTTAAATGGTTTAAAGACGCAGGAATGGAATTAATTGCACAGGCATTCACCCTCCTTGGCTTCTTTATCGCATGGCTAACTTTAACGGGATCAGCAAGAGACATTGTTGGTATTGCAGTACTTGCAACAACAGTAATTTGGCTTATCACAATCCCGCTAAGAAAGGAGGACTAAATATGGCAACTAAAAAGGTAGTAGAGCCTCCTAAGAAGGAGCACCCACAAAAGGCAATCACTAATATCCTTATGCGTATTGTCGCAGTCTTTGCAGCATCTGGTCTATCAGTACTTGGTGCTGGAGCAGTAGTTGGAATTGACACAGTTCAGGCAGTATTCTTAGCAGGACTATTAGGCGTAGCAACAGTCATTGAAAGACTGGCAAGGGCTTTTTTGGACGATGGAAAACTCACATTGGCAGAGATCAATGATGCGTTTAAGACGGTAGACAAAAAGGCTAATTAGTCATTATTGGCGGTAGTTGACAGCCCTCTCTGGGCAATGGTATACTTGAGTATCACCTATCTGGAGAGGGCTTTACCATGACCTGTATTGCTGTAGTAAAACATGAAGATAAAATCTACATGGCTGGAGACCGTGGGGCATCAGATGATGGAACCATCTTAGCACTTACTGCTCCAAAGGTTTGGAAGATTGGTCCATATCTAATTGGATATGCTGGATCAATGGACGGAGAAAGAATCCGTTATAACTTTAAACCAACACCACCCAACATTAAAGACACAGACAAGTTTATGCAGACAAAATTTATTAAAGAACTCAAAGAATTTTATAATGAGTTCTGGGTTGACACATCTAAAGATGGAGACCTGGGTTTGATTATTGCAGTCCGTGGAGAAATCTATGAACATAGTTCTGGAGATATGTCTTTATCTAAATACATGCTTCCTTATCTTGCTATGGGTTCTGGTGCAGAATATGCCTATGGTGTTTTGTATGCAACAGATAAACAGAAAAATGCAAGGAACAGAGTAATGCAGGCAGTAAATGCTGCTATTAAATTTAACCCATCCTGTATGGGTCCAGTTGACATCGTAAGCCTTTAAAGGTATACTTAATACATGAGCGAAGAATTTGACGAGATCCTAAGAGATATCCAAAATATAGAATCAGATTTTGACGAGTTTGAAATCTGGCTTGAAAACGGTATTGAACGAGGATGGGTAACAGAACCATTCTGCAATACACACGAAGGTGATCCATATATGGATGAAGAAGAGCAAAAAGAATGGGAAGAGGGCGGAGACCCTTGCCAAGTAGTTTTAAAAATCAAACAATAACAACAACAAAGAGAGAGACAAAAATGAAAAAAACACTACTAGCACTACTATCAGCAGTACTATTAATTACAGTAGTACAGCCAGCACAGGCAGAAGATCAAAAGGTTCTAGCCATTATTGATACTGCTATTGATTCAAGAAAGTTCCCTCAGATCATTCATGAGGTATGCTTTAATACATACAAAAATTCCTGTCCAAACAAGACAAATTTTATGGAAGGAAAGGGAGCAGCAGCAATAGCAACTCCCCCAGCAGACTCAAACAATATGTCTGCATATCACGGTGATGCTATGGTAAAGGCTGCCTTGGCAATTAATCCAAACCTTAAGATTGTATTTATTAGATATGCTGAAGAGTACACTGCCAACAAGAGGGTTGTGTACACAAACTGGGCTGACAGTTTACGCAAATCAATCGACTGGGTATCAAAGAACTCAGAAAAATATAGTATTGATGCCTTATCAATTAGTCAATCTAGTATAAATATTCCAACTTGGTGCACAACAGACAATGTCACAATCAATGCGGTTTCATTGCTTAACTCTAAGAATGTTCCAGTATTTGCTGCGACAGGTAACGATACAAATAAAACTTCTGTTGGATTCCCAGCGTGTGTTGCTGGAGTAGTTGGTGTTGGATCACTAACTGAACAAGTTGATGCTGGTGTTAGAATTGGAGAGACACAAACTAATAGAGGTCCAGGACTTGACCTGTTAGCAGTTGGAGGACTCTCTATTACTAAGGTAAATGGAGCACAGTTTAACCTTGGTGGAACATCAGGAGCAGCAGCAATCTCTGCATCTGCGTATACTAAAAACAATACTTATAAAACTTTTGTAGAATATTTAAATTCTCTTACAAAAGAATCAGTTAAGTTTGTTGACTACTTTACTATGGTAGGTAAGCAAAAAGTTCCTACATTTGAAGCAGTAAGAGTAGTTGCTGTTAGTTCTAAGTAATAATATTTAAAGTCCTAGGCATGACTAAAACTGCCCACTTTGCCCTATAACTCAGTTGGTAGAGTGCCGAACTGTTAATTCGGATGTCCCTGGATCGAGGCCAGGTGGGGCAGCGTAACACTATTGAAAGGAAACGATATGCAATTTCAACCTACAAGTAGGCAAGAAGAATTTGTCATAGACCTGTTAGATCAAAAAACTGGTGGGTACTATGTAGAACTAGGAGCGTTCCACTCTAAGAATGGAAGCAACACCTACAGGCTAGAGACAGAGTTTGATTGGAACGGAGTATCGTTTGAGATTGTTCCAGAACTACACAAAGAGATTACCGAAAATAGAAAGAACCCTTGCATCTTGGGCGATGCTACTCAGTTTAATTACATTAAATATTTTGAAGAAAATAACTTTCCTAATCAAATAGACTATCTACAAGTTGACATTGACTCTGGATATAAACTTAACGGAAGACCTGATGGCAATGCCTATCTATCCTTACACGGATTAATTGCTGTGCCACTAAATAAATATAGATTTTCAGTAATAACATTTGAGCACGACGCAAATATGTACTGGAGAAATATTGCAATGAGAGATGTTCAACGAGAGATTCTTGACTCTTTGGGGTATTCTTTAGTTGCAAGAGAATACCATGAGGACTGGTGGGTAGATCCAAGTGTTATTGACTTAGAAAAATATAGAAAGCACTTTAGGTGGGAATCCCTATAAGGGCAACTCGTGATATAATAATATAAAGATACCTATAAGGAGGTAATCATGTCAGCAAAAGGAAGTTTAGAGGCAATCATTGAGGTTGCAAAGAAAGAAGTGGGCACAATTGAAGGCCCTAAAGATAATGAAACAAAGTATGGTGCATGGATTAAGGTTAACTTCCAACCATGGTGCCAGTCGTTTGTTTCTTGGTGTGCTTTTACTGCGGGAGTAAAGTCTTTCCCTAAGTCTGCATCAACAGTAGCAGCATCAGATCAGTTTAAAAAAGAAGGTCGTTGGGCAGATGCTCGCAATGATGACCCACAAGCAGGAGACTGGATTTATTTTGATTTCCCAGATGATGGTGTAAATCGTATTTCACACGTTGGCCTTTGCATTAAGAATAATGGCGATGGAACAATCCAGGTTATTGAGGGAAACACTTCAGGAACTGCAAAGGGAGACCAGCGCAATGGAGGAATGTGCGTAGAAAAAACTCGTGCATATGTAAAGAACAATAAGAAGAAGTTAGTTAACGCTGTTGTTGGTTGGGGTCGTCCAGTATACACTGGTGAAGAAAATGCTCCACTACTAAACAAGATCGTTGCATCTGCAACTACCGCAGCACCAGTTAAGAAGGCAGCACCAAAGGAAATTAAGCCTGCTGCTAAGAAGTCTTCTGGTGGCGGAGGAAAGGCTCAGGTAGCCCTATAATGGATTCCAAAAAAAGATCACTACTAAAAACAATCAGTTGGCCATTTGTACATTTTACTTTTGTTGCTGGAATTTTATTTGCAGCAAGCCATATAATTTATGGTGAGGCTGAATGGGAGTATGTTGGACTATATGCACTTTCATACATGGCGTTAGAAATGACATTCTATTACCTACATGAGAGAGTCTGGGCAAAGTTTGGACACAAGGTAAAATAATGCGTATTAAGATAATTAAGTTTGTCGTCAAATCACTTGGGTATGAGTGGTCTGGCGATGAATTAAAACTACCTGTCTGGTATGTTAAGGAAAAGAAAAAGAAGTAATATGCCTGTTTATGAATATACCTGTACTGGAAAATGCGAAGGTACAATAATCAAACAGCGTTCAATTAAAGACAACGATCCAGGGTATGATTGTGAAACTTGCAATCTACCACTGGAACGTGTATACTCTAATGTAGGAGTTGTTTTTAACGGCTCTGGCTATTATTCCACAGACAACAGAAAGCGGTAGTATAATGTTTACAATGATTAAAGATGAAGTAAAGCAAGATTGGCTGCTATCACCTTTAGATCGGTGTGATAGATGTAGTGCTGAGGCCTTAGTTAAGGTCACAGGGATAAGTGGAGACCTGCTGTTTTGTGGTCACCACTACAACAAAATAATGGCAATCCCAGACGGGTACAACAGCATGATGTCCTTTATGATTAGCATTGTTGATGAAAGAGATAAGTTAAAGCAAGACCGACTAAAGGACTAAAAATGATTATTCAGATTATTGGTCTTCCAGGTTCTGGCAAAACAGAACTAGCGAAGGCACTAAAAGAACGAATTAACGCTATTCATCTTAATGCTGATGAGGTTCGTGCAACAGTAAATTCAGACTTAGGTTTTAGTCCTGAAGATAGAATTGAACAGGCAAGGCGTATGGGTGACATGGCAAGGCTTATTGCTAAGCAAGGAGTTGCTCCAGTAGTAGTTGATTTTGTATGTCCAACTGATCTAACCCGTGCAGCATTTGGTAAGCCAGATATTTTAATTTGGGTAGACAGAATTGAGTTTGGAAGATTTGAAGATACAAATAAGATGTGGGAAGATCCAGAGTCATGCGATGTCAGAATCCCCTGTGGGATGACCGTAGAAGAAGAGGCTGACCTTATCATTGCCGCTTGCCAGTTACACGACTGGACAGCCCCTACAACTCTTATGCTGGGTAGGTACCAGCCCTGGCACGAGGGCCACCACGCCCTTTACAGGGAGGCTGGCAAGAGAACTGACCAAGTACTTCTTGGAGTCCGTAATACCTATAATACAAGCGAAAAGGATCCTCTCAAGTTTGATCAGGTAAAAGAATATATTGCCAAGGACGAATTTATGGACGGCGCATTAGTACTAAGACTACCCAACATTACCAACATTGTTTATGGTCGTGATGTGGGATACAAGATTGAACAAGTAGATTTGGGGGCAGACATTCATGCTATATCGGCTACGCAAAAACGTAAAGAGATGGGTATCTAAAGTCTGGACTTTAATTACTAAGCCTAACAATATGGAGTGGCCATCATGAATGTATCCAAACAAAGATCAGCACTAAAGGCTATCACATGGCGTATAATTGGAACAGCAGATACATTTGTTATATCTTGGGTAATAACCAAAGAGCCAGTTACAGCAGGTGCAATTGCAAGTTTCGAGGTAGTTACAAAGACAATCCTTTATTACTTCCATGAGCGTGGGTGGAACTATATACAATGGGGAAGAAAGTAATGACAAAGAATATAGTTGTTGTTGGTGGAGGAACTGCTGGATGGCTTACCGCACTGATGGCTAAAAAGTCATACCCAAAACTAAACATAGTCTTAATTGAATCAGAAGACATAGGGATATTGGGTGCTGGAGAAGGATCTGTGCCAACATTTATTCAGTTTTTTAGACATTTAGAAATTACTATTCCAGACTTAGTTAAAAATTGTGATGCAACAATAAAAAATGGAATAAAGTTTACTAACTGGAATAATGATAATGATTATTACTATCATGGCTTTCCTCCAACAGAGCAAGAACTAGGGCCACAAGCAGTTTCTACTAGGTTTTTATCAGCAAGCCCTCTTCAAGCAGCAAGCCTACATTTAAACAGTAGTTTAAAAGAAATTGATTTTTCAGAAAAAATTTCAGATCAAAACAAAGTTGCTTTTATATTTAAAAAAGCCTTGGGTGGTAACCCAATAAAAGATTATGAAAATATTGGAGCATTCTCAATACATTTTAATGCTACAAAACTTGCAAATAGACTAAAAGAAATAGGTATTGAACGTGGAATCAAAGTAATAGATGGCATTGTAGAAGAAGTATCTTTAGATAAAGAAAAATACATTAAAAGTTTAATACTGGAAAGCAAAGAAGAGATTCTGTGTGATTTTGTTTTTGACTGTAGCGGTTTTCATAGATTAATTATTGGTAAAGTCTTTAATTCAAAATGGAAAAGTTATAGTGATCTATTGCCATGTGACTCTGCTGTACCATTTTTTACTGAAATGACAGAAGAGATACCACCTTATACAGAGGCTATTGCAATGAAGTATGGATGGATGTGGAAGATTCCATTACAAAATAGGTTTGGATGTGGATATGTTTATGATTCATCTTTAATATCAGAAAAAGAAGCAACAAAAGAGATAGAAGAGTTCTTAGGATATGAGCCATTCTACCCAAGAAAAGATAAGGGTGGCTTTAAGTTTAGTGCTGGATCATATGAAGAGACATGGATAAATAACTGTGTTGCCATAGGTCTTGCAGGAAACTTTGTAGAACCATTGGAGGCAACATCTATCTGGGTAAGTATGGTTGGACTTATTCATATTTTTGGAAATACAAACTGGATAACAAACAATTCAGTTTCGGTTAGGGATGAATTTAATAAAAAAATTGTTTCTATGAATAATGATATTGTTGAATTTTTGTATTTTCATTATTTGTCAATGAGAAAAGATACTGAGTTCTGGCAAAAATTCTCATATGAAAATGCTCCAGAAAAATTAAAAGAAAAAATAAATTTATGGCAAAACAGGATGCCAGATAACCAAGATACTGGAGATTATTGGGATGTTAATAGTTGGATTTTAATTGGATCTGCACAGGAAACAATTAATAAAACTTTTGGAACTACTTATGTTCAAAACTCAGAAGAATATGAGGCAGGTCTTAATGCCTACGAGAACTTTGTTAACTATCAAAAAGATCAAAGTTATAGATGTATGGATCATAATAAATTTTTGGAGTATTTAAAATGAAATTTAGAACAGAGTGGATTAATGCCCTAAAGACAATGAGACATAAAAAATATTGGGATAGACCTAATACTGTTGAATTTTTTGCTTTCATGACAAAGATATCTATTATATTTCCAGGCTTATTGTTTGGTAAGCAATGGTGGTGGCTATACATATTTGCCCTAGTATCAAGCCTTGCATTGATCTGGTCATCAACAGTTAAGACTTTGCCTACAATTATTTGGTTTAACATCCTGTGGACAATCCTTGCTACAAGTGCTATAATTAAGTACTGGGTTTAAGGGGACAATTAATGTCATTAAAGCAATTGTATTTTCTTCACATACCAAAGACTGCTGGAAGTTTTGTTTCAGAAAACATAAAAAAAAGTATTAGCAATGATCTATTGTGCTATACAAGTACCATTTTCCCAAACAATAATGAATTCTTAAAATCAAAGATTTATATATCAGCCCACGCAGGTACTTACCCAATAGAACTATTGGAAGATGTTTCTGTAGCAACTTTGATTAGAGATCCCCTGTCAGCAAGAGCGAGTTATTTTAATTTTATATACCCAAGATATCTATATAACAGAAACGAATACAAAGATCTACCTAGCAATAGAGAAAGATTTTTATATTATTTGTTTGAAGATAAGAACTTTTTAATTCATAACAACTATCAAAGCAGGTTTATTTGTAATCCTTCAGACCCAAGATCTTGGGATCCAGAGTCCTTTTATACAAAGCATAAATCAGAGATGATGAGTCATTTTTATGAAGGCAAAGGGTTTGATTGGTTTGTTAAAAATGAAAATACCTCTATTGATAATGCAATTCACAACATAAATAGTTTTGAGATAGTGAATACTGTTGAAAACATGGAGGCCTTTTGTGGTAAAATTAAGAACTGGTTTATGCTAAACCACAGTATTGACATTAATTTTGATTTTAATACTAAGATTAATGTTGGACCGTCTAAGTTAAATGAAGAACCTGTTTCTTCTGGATACTTCGTAAATCTATTAACTCAAGATGAAAAAGATAGAGTGTTAGAGTTAAATAATATAGACCTACAGGTTTATAATTTTGTAAAAAACAAGGAGGCTACAAATGTATGAATACTATGTAAGAAAAGTAGAGAACGTAGTAGATGGAGATACTATCGACGTTCTAATTGATTTAGGGTTTGATATTTTGTTTCAATCCCGTGTGAGACTGGCTGGTATTGATACCCCTGAGTCTCGTACAAAGGATCTTGCTGAAAAGGCTCTTGGTCTTGAGTCTAAGGAATACCTAAAGAAGCATCTTAAGGATGCTAAGTCTGTTGTAATTAAGACTGAAAAGATGGACTCATCTGAAAAGTATGGTCGTATTCTTGGTTGGGTCTATGTAAATGGAGATACAGAATCTCTCAATGATAAGATGATTAATGATGGCTATGCCTGGGGATATATGGGAGACACAAAGGTCAAAGATTTTGATGCTTTGAAGAAGGCCAGATCAAAGTCAGGTAAGTAATGGACATCAAGAAGCAAGAACTCTTGAATCATCTATTAAACCAGGGAGCAATTCAGATGGCTGATATTGACTATGAAGGCAATGTTCTTTATAGCATTACTGATAAGTTGCAGCAGGTCCATCCAGATTTATATGCAGAACTTAAAGAGCAGTATGAGGACCACATGTTTAAACTAATTAAGAAGGGTCCTTCTACAATGAATTGGAGAATCAATGTCTGAAGCAGGGGATAGAATTGAAGAGTTGATCTTAAGCGGAGCACTTGAGGTTTCTGGTGTAGATATTGACACTGGAGAAATGCTTTACAACTTTACAGACAAACTTAAAGACATTAGTCCTGAACTATTTAAAGATATGTCTGACTATATTTCTACAGAAACTATGTCTTTATGGGCTGAGGGTTTCTTAGATATAGATGTGACTGAAACAAATCCAATGGTTAGGCTTACTCCAAAGGCTTTTGACGATGCTGAGATCAGAAAACTCAGCAAGGAAAAGCAGTACACCCTAAAAGAGATTATAAGGATAATTAGTCTACAGATGTAGTATAATTACCTTGGAGAAACTATGGAATACTTTTTGGGTTCAGTAATAACAATGGTTGCGATGTTCGTTGCGACCAAGTTGATATCTTCAGAAAAAAATGTCATAAAAGAAAACCCTTTCAGATATAGCCAAAGCCATATCCATGAGATTATTTCTCCTTTAGTGCCAAATCTAAGAGAATATAAAAAAATTATTCCACGCCAATCAAGGAACCAAGAAGAAAAGACAAATATTAAGGTTGTTATTTTTGATAACAAAGCCTATTTTGTTAGAGATGCAAAATTCTATTGTGCAGAAATGCACGGTACAGAGATAGACGGAGCCAATGCAACCCTAGTTGACACGATGGGTATGGATAAGGTACAATTAGATAAGATGCTGTTTATAATGGATCAACTTAGAGACGGGAAGAAAAATGATAGTGGGGATTCAAGGGACCAGTAGTTTTGATGACTACAAGGTTTTTCTTAGAGCCATGGCTGTTACGATGTCTTCTTTAAAGGAAGATGATCCGTACTTCTATCTCTATTCTGCAGGACCAGCCAACATTAACTTAATGGCTATGGAGTTTTCTAACCTGTCAGAACGAGGGCTAAAGGCTCGTGGTAAAAGTATTAAGTATAAGGCTGTTCCACCATCGTGGATTACAGAAAATATTTCAGATATAAACTACTTTGCTTTTTTAAGTAAGGAAAGAGAACAGGTGTCAAAACTTGTTGACGATGCAAAAACAAATAATGTCGAATACGGCATTTTTAGGTACTAGGAGATCATAATGCAAATTAAATCATTAGAGAAAATGGAAGCAATTGTTAATAACAACAAGGCTTTGATGTGGGATGGGTGGACAGTAGTTAATTCTTATCCTTCTGAGAAGGGTAGAACAGCCCCACAAGGGGCCTTCAAGGATGGCAAGTGGCACATGCAGCGTCGTTTTGTACCTTCTAAGAATGGATGGGATATACCAGACAAGTTTGTGAGTTAATATGCCAAAGCATGAATGGAAAGATGATGCTTTGTGTTTAGATTACGACACAAATATATTCTTTGAAAAGTATGAAGATGATGAACTTCTAAGACCAGCAGTAGACAAACTTTGTTCTATGTGCCCAGTGTCTAAGATGTGTTTTGCCGTTGGTGTTTCTCAAAAAGAGTGGGGAATCTGGGGTGGAGTCTACCTTGAAAGTGGACAGATATCTAAAGAGTTCTCCAAGCATAAGTCTAAGATAGACTGGGCAAACACTTGGCAAAGATTAACAACGGAGCAATAATATGGAACAATGGATGAACAACTATGCATCATATGTGCTTGCAGGCAGTGGTGTTGCAGCAATATATTTTATTGGAAGAAAGCGCATATGGGGATGGATCTGGGCTACTCTTAATGAAGCAATGTGGATATATTATGCAATAAGCACTAAGCAGTATGGTTTTATATTTGCTGCAATAGCCTATTCAATTGTTTATATTAAATCATATTTGCACTGGAAGAGAGAAGATTAATGTACACAGACTCAATGAGAAGAGCATTTAGATCATTAAGAGGACCAAAGGGTTTTCAACTACAAATAGTTGACCACGATCATTTCTTAACAGTAAAGGCAAGTGAAAAAGAGTTCATGAGCCTGTCTGGTGAAGAAAGAAAAGAGGCCGTGGAGTATATGATTCGTGCAAAGAAAGCACTAGAAGAGAATGGGGCAATCGTAATGCTGGTAAGAGAAGGTGGCAAAGAAGAATGATTGATTTAATTGCATTCTCAATAGTAATTATTTTATTCTTTATGTTAATAGTTAAGTATGTTAGGGTTAGTATAAAGTTATCTCAAACTACGATAGAACTAATTAAGGCACACATAGACAAAACCCTTATATCTGAAAAACTTGCTGAGTTGGCAGATCAGCCAAGGGGACCTTCAGATCCATCTGCAGAAGCATTCTTGAAGTTTGTTTCAGATTCTAGAGACTGGGCCTACCAGTACATTGATGAAGTCCAGCAGTCATTAGATAAGTTTATTTCTGATGTTGAGCCAGAAATACTGTACTTTGATACCTATGGAGACCTTATGGCTGCAGAGCCAAACTACAATTCTATGAAGAAAATATCAGCCTCAGTCAAAGAATTAAAGAACTTGCTGCCAGAAGACTATGGTAAAATAGATAAATGATAACCTTCAAATCATACGAAGATCTGGCATATGAGGCTTTTTATTCATGCCATGTATTAGAGTGTGAGGTTGAAGCAGAGAAACTGTATGCCACAGAAACTCAAATCAGAGATGTCTGTATAGATCATTATACAGAACTAACAAAGTAATATCCTAGGAGGAATGAAATGAATAAACAAATCAAAAACGCACTAGCGTCATACGGAAGATCAGTACTTGGAGCAGCAACAGCAATGTATGCCTCTGGTGTAACAGATCCAAAGACACTAGCATACTCACTACTTGGAGCACTAATCCCCGTAGCATTGAGAGCAGCCAATCCTAACGATCCTGCATTTGGCAAGATGCCATCTGTAGAAGAGGTAGACAGAGCAGTTAAGACTGCTAAGGTTGTTAAGAAGACCGCAAAGAAGGCTCCTGCAAAGAAGTCATCTGGCGGAGGAAAAACTCAGCAAGTAAAGTAATCTTACTATAGACTGGCAGGCTTGTTATTTGACAGGCCTGCTTTTCTATGCTATAATATTTATACCTGCCCAATAGGGGGGTAAATTAACTTATTCGCTTGAAAGGGGAATAACATGGTAATAACACATCCTAGGGATCTATTCAATGATCCTTTTTTTATTGGCTTTAACAGAGAGTTAAATCGCCTAAATACAGCACATAAAACAAACTCACAGTCATACCCTCCGTATGATCTAATCAAACTAGATGAAGATACATACAAGATTTCACTGGCTGTCGCTGGTTTTTCAAAAGACGATATTGATGTTTCAGTAGATAACGGAACATTGATTATCAAGGGTGAGATTGTTGAAGTTACAGATGCAGAGGTAGTTCATAAGGGAATCGCAGGAAGAAAGTTCGTAAGATCTTTTGCACTGGGAGAATATATGGAAGTAACTTCTGCAGAACTTAAGGATGGCATGCTGCATGTTCATGTAGTACGCATTGTTCCTGAAGATAAAAAGCCCAAGTCTATTAAAATTAAGTAGTATAATAGATAACATTCCGCTATGAGACTTTAAAAGGTTTTGCAACGGATACTCCCATGAGGGGAGAGTTGGCAGGAGTTGAATCTTCGTGGCTAATAGACCTGAGCAGTCGTCTATAAACTGCTCATTATTCATCTAAAGTTATTTGTTTGTTTACCATTTATAACAAAAGTTTATAGTGTTGTCAGATATACTATAAGTATGAAATTTAAATTCATTGCTTTACCAATAGTATTAGCCATATTTGCTAATGCTTTTTTTATTACCCCTTCACATGCTGATAACCTTCAAGGTGCTGGATCTACATTTGCTGCTAATTTTATAGACAGATGCAGGGTCGAATTTATGAAATCAACAGGAGATTCTGTTGTCTATGGAGCATCAGGCTCAGGTGCTGGAAAGAATATGTTTTCAAATGGAGTAACAGACTTTGCTATGTCAGATGTTCCTTACTCTGGTACAGAACAAAAACCATCAAAAGAGTTTACCTACGTGCCATTAGTTGCAGGGCCAATTGGAATTATCTATAAACTTGACGGATACAAGATTACTATTAAAATGAGTAAAGATACCCTAGCCAAAGTTTTTGCGGGACAAATAACAATGTGGAATGATCCACAGATACTAAAAGAAAACATGATAGGAACAAGACTACCTAGGATACCAGCAACAAAAATTAGAGTTATATACCGTATTGATGGTTCTGGAACATCAGAGGTTTTTACTTCATACCTTAATGCAGTTGCTCCAAACATATGGAACAAACCAGGGAATAAAAACTTTGGTACTGCATTCCCTGGAGATATATCTAAGCAGTACATGAACAGTGCTTCTGGGTCTCACGGTATTGCAATGGTCCAGGGAACTACAAATGGATCTATTGGATACAATGAGATATCATATGCAAGAGGACTAAAGACAATCTCTGTTGAGAATGAGGCTGGAAGGTTTATCCAACCAACAGTAAGTGCAGCGTCAGTATTCCTTGGAGACTTTGTTCCAGATAAGAGTGGTGTGGTTAAGATTAACTATAAAAACCCTAACAAATTATCCTACAACATATCTACATTTACCTACGGTGTAGCATACAAAGAAAAAAACTCAAAGAATGATTCAGTTAAAAAGTTCTTCAACTTTATGCTTGATACCTGTGGCAAGAAGGCTGAAGATCTTGGCTACTCTCCAATCAGAAGTGCTATGCTCAAGTTTTCAAAGGCAAGAGTAGCAGAAATAAGTTCAAAGTAGCAGTATAATAGAAGTGTCCCACACAGGACCTTAGTGATGGATTAGTTACCCATTGGATAGAGACCGTGGCGCAAGTCAGGTGAATTGCTTGTGTGGGACCTAACATTTGGCGGTATAATAATATCAATGACTGACAAAGAGTTAGACAATTATAATAAGCAGCAGTATAAGAAGATGCTTGCTAAGATAAAAGAGGATTCTGGCTGTGTAGACTGTGGTGTTGGTAATCATATAATCCTAGACTTTGATCACATAAGAGATAAGAAATATAACATATCCAGAATGATCCACGATGGGTTTTCCTGGAAGGCTATCAAGAAAGAGATAGAAAAGTGTGAAGTGGTTTGTGCTAACTGCCATAGGATAAGAACTCATAACCGTCTTGCTAGTTAAATATGGTATACTGATAGTATGAGTGATGATTCAATGATGCCTACAACTACCTACCAGGGGTGCGATTGCGAGACCTGCAAAGAACTTAATGTAGACTGCCCAGACTGCCCTGTATGCTCTTCAGAAACCGATTCAGAGGTTGCTATGGCTATGTATGACTCATCAATTGGAAAGGCTGACCCTTGCTGGGAAGGTTATGTACAAAGAGGTATGAAGCCAGGAGCAGATGGCAACCCAGTTCCTAACTGTGTACCAGTCACAAAATCTTTGTTTACTTCAATAAGAGAAGATGCAAAAGATTATTCAAAAGATACACGAATTACTAGTTTGTTTAAGGACTAATTATGCCAAAGAAAAAAGCAACAGCATTCAACCCAATTCAGATCAAAGACGGCTGGATTGTAAGACTATATAAAGATGGTCGCATTAAGTCTAAGATTGCACCATACGAAGTCAAACATAAGACAAAGTAATGAAAGAGTTATTACATTTTACAGCAGACTGGTGCAATCCATGCAAAAAAATGGCTCCAGTGATTGAAAGATTTATTAATGATAATCCAGATATCAAATACACAAAAGTTGATGTTGATGAGGAATTTGATTTAGTTAGAGAATATAGAATTCAGTCAGTCCCAACATTCATTGCTTTGATTGATGGAGAATATCATAATATGCTGGGCGGAGTTAAGCCAGAATCTGTTTTAAGATCTATTTTTAATTAAACTATGTACCCCTGGCAGGAATCGAACCTGCGACGCTTGGCTTAGAAGTCCAACGTTCTGTCCACTGAACTACAGAGGTTTGGTATCTCCAACGGGATTCGAACCCGTGTTGCCACCGTGAAAGGGTGGAGTCCTAGGCCCCTAGACCATGGAGACTTGGAGCGAGTGACCAGAATCGAACTGGCACAACCAACTTGGAAGGATGGTGCACTACCATTATGCAACACTCGCCTTGTACACCAGGTAGGACTTGAACCTACGAATAGCCGAATTATGAGTTCGGTGCCTTAACCAACTTGGCTACTGGTGCTAGTCCTTATTTAATTAGTAATCCAAAAAATGTGCCAAGTAGAAAACATAAAATTCCAATAGTGGAATAGTAATGCTTTTTCATATGCTGTTTAACAATATAACGTTTTACTTCTTTTGATATTTTATTTACTTCATCTTGATCTACCATTTATGACTCCAGGTTTAGTTAGGCACTGACTTTAAAGCACCAAGAACAATCTGCTCTCTTATAAACTTTTGCTTACGTTCAAACCTTGAAAGATAAGGCTTGGCCTGTATTCTTTTCTTATTCTTTGCTGCTCTTTTAATCTTATGCTGAGATACTTTGTTGTTAGACTTTTTCATTTTGACCCCTGGTTTTCTGCTACATTGTCACAAGGACAGATAATTGATTCTGGAAGTTCGTGAACCTTAGTTATGATGGTGATCATAGTTTCACACTCACTACACTTATAGATTTTCTTAATTCGATTGCTCATAGACTAATCATACCATTATCTTCGCTGTAAGTCAAGACTTGTCTCCATCCCAGTTGCCAATCTTGGTAGTAGGAATGCCGTGATCTTCCCATAACCTGATAACATTGGGATTGTCGTCTATTGCGTGAACAACATTCCAATGTTTCTTAATCTTAAGTAAGATGTCTTTCTTAACTTCATAGTCTGGCCTATTATCATCATCGCTACGCATATACAATGCGTGATGCCCAATGTCATTTTTAGCAAGCCAATAAGAGGTTAGTCCACGCCAAGTCTCTTTCCTTGACGTAACAATAATTATATGCATTTGATCAAAAAATGCCTCATTAAGCATCTGGATAACTTCAAAATTTGGCAGGGCATCCACAGAAGCCTCATGAAAAGCCTCATAGTCCCTATTAGGGCCACGAACATAGTGAAGGTAAGGATCTACATTGGCTAGAGTTCCATCTACGTCAAAGATGTACGCCAACTGCCTAGGGCTAGTCTTGACTAACACGATAAGTCATTACAATATAAGATGCTATGTATCCCAAGACAAATGCTGGAATTAAAAATAGTGCGTGTATCATTCGAAATCTACCTGCCTTTCAAAAAGACTAGTAATATAATTGCCTTTACCTCTTGCTATGTGTGCAGCAGCCATACGCATACCTAGTGCATTTGTTACTGATGATTCAACAGGCAGGGCTTCGATCTCCCTTGCAATTTCTTCTCTTAATGCCATTTCATCTATACTCATAATTCAAGTATACCCTAAAGAAGTGCCGTTGTCAAATAATATCTGACACTTGATGTGAACTAGGATAGTGAGTAATTAATCCATCAGAAGACACTAAAAATTTTTCAAAGTTCCATCCAATATTTGTAACACCAGCGCTTTCCTTTAAATGCTTATAGATTGGATGAGCATTTGGGCCATTAACTTCTACTTTTTCAGAGATAGGAAAAGTTATTCCATATACGTTTGTGCAGAAGGCTTTAATCTCTTCTGTTGTTCCTGGTTCTTGATTGCCAAACTGATTACATGGGAATCCAATAACTACAACGCTATCTCTTTGAATCTTCTGTAAGTCTTCATACTGCTTTGTGTATCCACACTGACTTGCGGTATTTACTATTAATATATTTTTTCCTGCAAAACTAGATAGTTCTACATTGTTTCCAGAGTTGTCAGTAAACGACAAATCATATATGTTCATATGCGTCTGCTTTCTTTTAGTTAGATAGAACTAGGTTAGGGTTAATGCGAGATCTTTCGCCAGCCATAAGTCTTTCGATATGGTCACGAATAACAGAATTCTCTTCGTTAAATATGTACTCAGATCTATCAGGACCCATTTGAGCAAAGATTCCTTGTTCTGCAAGGTCTTCTTTAAGAGTACGCTCTACATCCCAGTTCAAGGTTGTAGCAGGATAGTGCTTAACTACATATCCATCCTTGTCAATAAGATACTTTTCAAAGTTAGCGTTCATCATATGACCACCATCATGCTGGTTTAGGTATCTTGATTCGTAATCTGTTTTTTCAACTATGCCATTTGCAACCTTGTCTTCAGCAAGTAATCCAATTTGCTTAGAAATTTCTAAATAAAGTTCGTGTCTTTCTCCAAATGGCTGACCATTTCCGTTAAGTCCTGGACCTTTTCCAAGCCAAGGTGCCTCTAATGGAATTTCTGCGGGATTAGATGTAATCATTTCTGAGAATGGGAATGTAACACCATAAACATCTTCTCCATAAGCCTTAGAATCTAAACCTTTTTCAATACCTTTTGACCACTTACCCTTTGTAATGCTTGGGCCACAAAAGTCGTTAGTAGGAATTGCTACAACAGTGAAGTCATCACCAGCAAGGTCTTCTTGGATCCACTCAATGGATTCCATTTGACCAGCGTTACCACAACCCACAGTTGTGTTGATGAGCAATACTACCTTGCCCTTGAATTGTTCTAGGAAGTTTGGAGTGCCTTCGGCAGAGTCCAATTGGATGTCATATATAGATTTCATAGGTTTATTATAACACTCTTTTAACAGTCGTCTTTTGTGCTTGCTACTACAATATCTGGGTTTACATAAGAGTTGCCGTACAAGGTATGCCTTGAATTAGGGCCAAGAACTTTATTTACTCTGTGCTTATACTTATCTCCACCAGGAATTACAGCAAGGGTCCCAGCCTTTGGCTTCATTTTGATTGGGACATTGCCAAACTCTAATTCTCCACCTTCAAAATCATCGTTTAAATAAAGACTAAAAGAGCAAAGAATGTTTTCTTCTAGCCCTGGATCTTGATGCCAATACATTGCAAAGTCAATATCTTCTGTATTTACTCCATACTCAGTTAGAACATTTGGGTTTACATTTGCTTTAATTTCTTCATCAGTCATATACTTAAATGTTTGAAGTGTTGCGTGTCTGCGGTATCCTGCTGGAAGAACTGATTCAAGTCTTTCCCATACTCCACCAGACTTAGTAAACACTGGAAGGTCTATATTTTCTGATGTTTCATTAGGAAACTCAATGTTTCCTTCTTCATCGTATCTTGGCACAACATTTAAAAACTTGTTAAGTATGTTTTTGTATGGTGATCTCATTGTTGGATACCAGCCTAATTCATCATCAGTTTGGGTCTTAAACCAGTCTAACTCTTCTTTTGTTAGGAAGTCTTCTATAACCCATACTTGCTTGTCTTCATCTAAGTAAATTTTTTCCATAGCCCTATGATACCATAACTTTATTTACGACAGTCTTTCATATGTCTAGCCATAGACTCATTGGCCATAATTCCCCAGCGCAAATCCCATTCTTTTTTACAAACGGGACAGATAAGTATCCTACTCATCTTTATCCCAATAGGCTTTACCAAACTCATCATAATCATCCCATCCAGCACCGTCTAGATCATCTTTGAGTCCTTTAATATCAAGTTCGTAATATGTTCCCCACCACCTATAGGGTTTATTTAAAATTACCCACATTTTTCCGTGGTATTTATAGCGCCAACCATTATCACCATCTTCATCTAAAAGCATAGCCTTAAAAAGATGGTTGCCAGCAAAGCCACCACAGAAATTACCAATGACCCTCAGTGGCCATATCCTGGTCTTTTCTATCTTAGTCGTGTGTTTCATTTATATACCCCTTAAACAGTTGTCGAATACTGATACAAAAACTCTTCGTAATCTTGATTTAAATCTTTAATTGATGACATACTGCTAACTTGTTCTTCTATATTAAGTCTTACAGAATCTTTTGGCCTTGGCATATGACCATCATATCTATCATCCCATAGCCTTCCAGAAAGTTTTGCATTTAAAAAATTATCTTTATAGTTAAGAGACATATCTATGTTAAAGTAATTTGAAATATCTTCAAAGTGTTTTACTGTATCATTAATTAAACTTTCAAATCTGCCTATGTAGATGATATTGCTATTTGTTCTAGCATAGTCTATATACTCTTTGTATAGGGATAAATGTTTTAGGACGTTTTGCTCTATCTCCTCTTTGTTCATATTTGATTCTGGCCTTGATTGCTTCATTATCAAAGACGAAATTGCTTCATCTGGTTTGCGGAAAATTGTAACATTGCCTATTTCTTTTACGCTAAAAATTTCTGGCATGTGTGCAGTAGAAATATCTATATTAAAAAAATTGTGAGAAACCCCAGCCTGATACACATTTCCAGATCTAGGGAAAGAATTAAAAACAACTTTATTTATTTTTCTTTTCAACAACTTCTTCTTTCTCCCATACAATTCTTCCATCTTTCCATACTGGCCAATAGCCAAGGCTACGCCAATCCATCTGGGCTATCTTAGGTTCTTTTGGCATTCGTACACCAAATATGTCCATCGCTCATGGTTTGATGAGTGTTCCAAAATAGAGGATCCTTGTTGGATATGCCACATTTTTCACACTCATTTTTCTTTTTCATATACTAAGTATACACCTCTCAGACCTGAATGTCAAAAAAGATGATATAATTATCTCATGCCAACACCACCAAATTATCAAGGACTATACGACAATGGAGCACTTTATGCCATTGGAGACACAGTTATTACTGATGGAGACCCATACGGTATTGACGGAGCATACTTCATTCGAATTAGCAACCCTAATAATCCAGGATATCCTCCTGCAGTAGGTGGAGGAAGTAACGATAACTGGGCACCATATGGCGTTAAGTCAGTGACTGGAACTGGATCAGTAACTGGTACTGGCAGTATTGCTTAATCTTTTACATCCATACTCTTATCCCAAATAACTAAACACTTGGTACACTGTATACCTTCTTCACGCATATACCAAGTATGATCACATTTTTTAATAGCCACCTAAGCACTCATTTCTTGTATGATACAGGCGAATCTTCATTAAAAGTTTGCGGGTATTAGCATTAATAAGTTCTCCACAAGCACCACAGTTAATATCCCATTCACCAGAGAAGAAATCATATCTGGCACCATATTTTTGTTTAGAATATTTGGCTATGCGAAATTCAGTAAATGGATCAGGTATTTCCATGTTCGTAATCATTTTTTAGCCACAGGCAATCCACCAGTCTCGCTGTCTCGTTTAGACTTTGCTTTTTGTTGTGGGACAAACACTTTGTTATGTGCTTTGCGTTGTTTTTTATTTAGTCTGCGACCAACAATTTTTGTCTCAGGAGCAGAAGGATCTGGGGCAATTAAAGGCTTATCGTAATCTGGTCTAGACCAAGATGCTGGAGTGCCCATAGGGGTAGCCTCAATTGCTGCTTTGTTTCTGTTAAGTTGCTTTCTGGCATTGTTTAGTTCTTTAGACCAGTCAATTTCTTTCTTCATAGTTTAGCCACATACTGAGCAGCCATCTTAAGTCCCTTAACTAATCCATCGTGGTAGTCTTGATTCTTAATAACCTTAGCAGTGTCCCAGACACGATAGGACTCTTTGTTTAATAATTCAGATATCTCTTCATTGGTCATACTACAAGAATACCGTATTTAGGCGGGTATGTCAAGTCTTAGGAAACAAGACCCATAGATAAATGCCCCAAGCACACATCAGCAACTATATAGTCAGCATGATCGACTACTATGTCAAAATGTGTTGCATCTTTATCACAAAAGAAGCATTTAGATCTATTCATTCATTCATTATAGCATATTTTGGTTTGACAAAAATTCTAAAGTTATTATACTTGCTATATGCTTTAAAGTTCGGCGCAAAATAGAGGTTTATAAACCTTCCTATGCCCTACACGGGCAACACTGGTTACTATCCTAAAAATGCGGGGAATAGAAAGAAGTCATCGTAATCCCTAGTAGTAATACACTAGGTATCTGATAGACAGGTTAAGCACACAAAGGGTTCATCATTAGGTTTGATATATAGTTGATCGCATTGAGTACAGGCTACCCTATAGCCCATAAACTTTGTATATGATGAGTCTAACCTGTTCATTGGATTATTATATCAGAGTTATCCACAGGTTAATGATATACTTGCGATATGGAATATAGTCAAGTAGGGCAAGACCAGTTTGCTTTAGATATGCTTAACAATAAGCGTGAAGG